TGCGAATGGTCATGTTGTTATGGTTGCTTTAGATGTAGATAATGGTGCTATCTATTTTGGTAAACAAGGTACATGGTTTAATAATGGAACAAGCGATAATTCAGCTACTGTTAAATCACAGATAGAAGCAGGAACAACAACAAACGCTGCATACACAAGTGTGACTGGTAGACTAACACCTTGTTTTGTAAGACAAACATCTAACAATGATTTAACTGTAAATTTTGGTCAAGATGATACTTTTGCTGGTAATAAAACAAGTGGGAGTGCTGGGTCAAGTGATTCAAGTGGTAATGGTAAATTTTATTATTCAAGAATAAGTGGTGCAAAAGCACTTTGTTCAAAAAGTTTAGGGAGTTAACATGGCAACACCAACAATACCAAATGGAAAAGATTATTTTAACACAGTTAATTATGGTGGTACTGGTTCAGACAATGCAGTTACAGGTGTGGGTTTTGCACCAGATGCAACATGGTTAAAAAGAAGAGATAGTGGTAATGCTGATTGGGGTGCATACGATACATCAAGAGGTGTAACTAAAGCATTAAAATTTAATAAGACAGATGCAGAGAGTACAGAAACTAATGGATTAAAAGTATTTGGAACAGATGGTTTTACTGTTGGAAGTTCTGGAGATGCAAATGCAAGTGGAGGAACATTTAGTTCATTTAATTTTTTAGCAAATGGTGGAACTACTGCAAGTAATACTGATGGTTCAATTACCTCAACTGTCCAAGCAAATTCTGATGCGGGTTTTTCAATTGTAAAATGGACAGGTACAGGATCAAATGCAACTGTTGGGCATGGTTTATCAACTGCACCATCATTTATACTTGGTAAAGTTTTAACAACCACAGATAACTGGATTGTTGGACACCATAAAATATCATCAACCCCTTGGAATAATGCTATATTTCTTAATTCAAATGCTGCTATATATACTAGTGCAGCATATTGGAACAATACTGCACCAACATCATCAGTTTTTACAACAGGAACTTGGTGGTATAGCTCGCAAGACTATGTGGCGTACTGTTGGCATGAAATCGCAGGCTATTCAAAATTTGGTAGCTACTCTGGAAACGGCAGTACAGATGGTCCGATGATTTATACTGGATTTACGCCGTCTTTCTTACTGATTAAACGAACAGATTCTAGCACTGGTGGTAACTGGTCAATGATTAATGATGTTACATATTCATCAAATCCTATTGGCTCACCTCTAATGACTGACTATGCAGGTGGTGAACCCGATCTTTCGGCAATAACTATGGATTTTCTATCAAATGGTTTTAAAATTAGAAACACTTTAAACTCTAATAATGCATCTGGTGGCTCTTATATTTTTATGGCCTTCGCTTCTCATCCGTTTGTTGGAGATGGTACTAATCCTGTGACAGCTAGATGAATATAAATAAATATGGTATAAGGAGATATTATGTGGGCAATAGTTAAAAATAGTAAATTAGTAAAAGTAATTCAAGGTAATAAACCTATTACTGTAGGTGATGTAACCCATCCAAAAGATATATTTAAACATTGGAGTCAATCACAACTCAAAGATATTGGTGTATATGAGTTTATATCTGGATCAACACCAGATAATAGATTTGAAACTCCAACAACTACATCGTATAAAGTAGATGATTCTAAAGGTACAGTTACAGAAACTATTAATAAGAAAGATAAAGAAATAACTGATACTTTATATACTTCTCAAAATAAAACTGATGGTGTTATTCCAGATAATAAAGATGTAGGAGATGTAGCGAGTAAAGGTTTAAAAACTATATATACAGAAAAAATACAAAAACAAGCATCTAGTTTATTAGCACCTACAGATTGGATGGTAGTAAGAAAAGCTGAAGATTCTAGTAAATCTATACCAAGTGCAGTTACTACGTATAGGGCATCTGTAAGAACAGAAGCTGATAAAATACTACAAGCAATAAGTGATTGCGATACTCTTGATAAATTAAAAGCATTGTTTGTTACAGAATATAATGAAGATGGATCACTTAAGACTAAAGCTACAATGAACACATTACCAGATGATGAAGATATTAAGGGTTATAAAAGATGATGATTACTAAAAATCTTATTCAATTTGGTAATTTTTTAATTAAGATACCTAAAGCTATGAAGGGTGTATGGGATAAGTCCGAAAATAGATGGGGTTACAAAAAAAATGGACACTAGAACTATCCATGATGTAGCCGCCGAGATGGAGGCACACGAAAGAGAATGTTCTATCTATAGAGAACATAATAAAATATCAATAGATAAACTAGAAGCACGAATTAAAAGACTTGAGGTATTGATAATGGGATCAACACTATCTATTATGGGTGTATTGATAACATTAATACTTAAAGTGCTATGACAGAAGATGAAATAAGACTAACCTACGTAGTAAACTACGATAAAAAAACTAAAAAATTTACTGTATCAATTACGGCATCATCCTTTGATTCTGAAGAAGAAGCATTTGAGTTTGTTGATATGATGAATACTGATCATGATACATCATATGGGAGAATACATTAATGTTTGTAGACCCCTTAACAGCGTTTGCTACAATTAAATCTGCTCATAGTGTTATTATGCAAGGTGTAAAAATTGGTAAAGATTTACATAAGCTAACAGGTTTTATAAGTAAATTTGCAAATGCTGAAGCACAGTTAGAACACCACTCTAGTAAAAAGGGAAAGAGTATACTTGGTAAGTTTTCGAGTGTTGAGCAAACAGCAATCGAAGCTCACTTACGTAAAGAAGAAGTACGTCGTATGAAAGATGAACTTAAAGATGTAATACTTATACATGGATCACCGGGTCAATGGGAACGATTACAAGCAGAGATAGCTCATGTAAAGAAAGAACATAAGATGCGTATAAAAAAATTAGAAGCTATAAAAAGAAAAGCTAGAGATAGAATAATTTATTCTGTAGCTATTGTAGTTCTTATTGTATTTCTATACTATGAGTACCAAATATTAAAGGATTTATTATGACAATGATGACTAAGACATTAGATATTATGGCTAAGACATTATATGGCGAAGCTCGAGGCGAAGGTATTGCAGGACAAATTGCTGTAGCTCATGTAATAAATAATCGTTATTTAAAAAATAGTTGGTATGGTTCTTCTATACAAGAGGTGTGTCTTAAAGATTGGCAGTTTAGTTGTTGGAATGAAGGAGATCCTAATAGAGAAAAGTTAGTTAATCTTAGTAAGTTAGATGCAACCTATCTTAAACTTGTAGGTATTTCTTATTATGTAATACATAAGGTAATACCCGATCCAACTAATGGTAGTACACATTATCATACTAAAACAATACACCCTAAGTGGGTTGAGCATAACAAACCAGTCATAGAAATTGGTGAACATAAATTTTACAATAGTATTTCATGATGTTACCTTTACTTGCACCTATAGCTAAATCAATATTCTCTACTGTAGATAAAGTAATTACATCTAAAGCAGAGAAAGAAAAAATTAAAGCTGAACTACAGCATAAAATTATTACTGGTGATCTTACAGAAATAGAAAATGCAGCTAAGATAGTTCAACTAGAGGCACAAGGATCTTGGTTACAAAGAAACTGGCGTCCGTTACTTATGCTTACCTTTGCATTCTTAATGGTGTGTCATTGGTTTGGTTGGACAGCGCCTAATATTCCTGAGTCAGTACAAAATTCTTTGTTGGATATTGTCATGATTGGTGTTGGAGGGTATACTCTTGGTAGATCAGGAGAGAAGATAGCAGACAAATGGAACAAAAAGACTACGAAAGATTTATAGAACTTCTCAAGGCGAGAATTAAGGGCACAGAATGGGTCGTGATGAAGATTCGTGGGCTTTGGCAATCAATCATATTAAATATTATTAAATATCCTGTATGGGCTTTATTTGGCTTTCTAGGGCTAATTCTACTTTTATACTGGTAGTTCTTTAATCCAACGTCCTTTATCATTAAGAATCATAGGTAATAATTTAGGTACTCCATTAATTATTATACCACAACCTACAATAAAGCGTGTCTTAAAATTTTTTGCATAGTTAAACGCCATGCTTTTTTGATTTATTAAACAACCTACATTCATAGCAAAGAAAAGATTGTTAGGATTTGCCCACCATTGTATTAAAAACTTCGTGTGATAATGTCCTTGCACAGCAGACATACCCATTGTTTGTGATACCTTTAAAATATCAGCCGCTCGACCATGTGTAAAAAAAACTTTTTGTTTATTGCATAAGGTAAGCGTAAGATCATCTACCCATTTCCATTTTTTAGTATCTAGAAAATCTGCATATGATTTCATAAACTCTCTACTCATTCCAAATTTTAAACCACGTCTATAGACTAAACTTGAATGGTTGGAATCTACTTCAACTACTTCAGGATAAATAGCTTCTAATTCTTTAACATACTTACGTGCAACTTTAAGTTCATGACCTGCCGAGTAAAGGTCTGGGTCATGACTGTGAAATGATATTGCATGAAAGTCTAACATATCACCAATGTTTACAACGAAGTCAGGTTTATATTCTTTTTTAATTGTTTTTAAAAATTCAAAAGCATCTTGATGATGATAAGGTATATGTAAATCAGATATTACTAGAACTCTTTTATACATACATAACATATGTACTAAGTATTATATATTGTCAAGCTATACACAGTTTATTCACATAGCATAAATTTTGTATTGCTCAATACATTGTGCTGTAATTTTTAATGTATCTGTAGGTACAAAAACTAATTCAAAATATTTACTCACAATATTACAAGCAGTTACATCTGCAAATAATTCAAATTGAAATACATAATCTTCACCTGCAAATGTTATAGACATCATTAAAATTAAAATATACTCAATCATTTTCTGTATTGTAGATACTATACATCCAAAGATATTCATCAGGTACTCTTATTTCTAAACCTTTGTGATCGAGTTTACGTTTACCAGTATTTTTATCTACTATATATCCGTCCTGATCAACTATTTGATATATCATTGAATCATATCCTCCATAGTTAAAGTTCATCTTGTTTTAATATATCAATAAAAAGTGGTAAGTCCAAGCAAACCATTGTTGTGCCATGGTCTTTGTGTAGGCACAGCAAGTCTGCTCCTGATTTCCATTTCTCTAATGTTTTAAATCCATCACCATTTTTTCTAGCTTTAACTTCTACACTTAGTTTATGAAAACGTTCATCTTTTATTTCTATATCATAAGGAAAGTCTGCTATAGCTCCAGACATTGGCTGTCGCCGTGCTTTGATTCCTGCTTTATTAAACTCTTTTACTAGTTTATGTTCTACTCTATATCCTTTACTTTTACTAAATTTACCCATGTTTTACCTCAAGATTTCTAGCACCTTCTCCTTTTATTAATTTCCCTTTCTTTACCAACTGCACACATATTTTGTGTGCTTGTGAAGGTGAGGCAAAGTCAAGGTGTTCAGCTATTTCTTTATACGAAGGACTAAATTTATACATATCAATAAATTCAGACACATACGCATATACTTTAGATTCATTTTTTGTCATGATGTTTTCTCCATTTTTTGTAGTCGTGCCATGATCCACATTTCATAGCAACAATATTTACATAGTCATGTTTATATTGCTTTTG